ACCCAAATTCTAGGCTTAGACAAGCCAGAAGACGTTGGAAATGTTAAAAAAGGAGAAAAAATATGCCAGGGTATATGTACGGTAAGAAAAAACCGATGAAGAAAAAGAAAAAAAAGGCTACAAAAAAGAAAAAAACTTATAAATATTAAGTAATGGAGCATAAAAAGCTAGAATGCTACAAGTGTAAGAAGCTTTTGGCAGATAATCTCGTATTACCTAAAGGGCTATGCGTGTATTGCGCTGCCGATGAGGCAGATCAGCTTCCTCAACCCCAAAAACAAGTAAAAGTAAATAAAAGAGAAGAAACTGCGCAGTTAAAAGCAGAAAAAGAGCTTGCTTTACGTATTTTGTCAAGAAAACGTATGTTGCCGTTTGTAGAGAAGTTTAATCCCGATTACCAAGCAGGGTGGGTACACAAAGATGTCTGCAGAAGACTAGAGAAATTTAGTCAAGATGTAGCAGAGAAGAAATCTCCCAGATTGATGCTGTTTATGCCCCCTAGGCACGGCAAATCTACTCTAGCTAGCATTGCCTTTCCTGCTTGGCATCTCGGACGAAATCCCGACCATGAGTTCATTAGTTGTTCGTACTCTGGCTCGTTAGCTATGAGTTTTTCTAGGAAAGTTAGACAACTGTTGAGAGAGCCTAATTATAAGAATGTTTTTGAAAATACAAAGTTAGATAAAGATTCACAGTCTGTAGAGTCTTGGCAAACAACCGAAAGCGGTGGCTATGTAGCTGCTGGTGTGGGTGGTGGTATCACAGGTAAAGGTGCGCATGTTTTACTAATTGATGATCCGGTAAAAAACAGGGAGGACGCTGAGTCAGAAAATAACAGAGAGGCCACGTGGGACTGGTATACCTCTACTGCTTACACAAGGCTTTCCCCTGGTGGGGGTATACTAGTCATTTTGACTAGGTGGCACGATGATGATTTGGCTGGTAAGTTGTTGACTGCAGAAGAAGAAGGAGCAGATGAGTGGGAAGTAGTAAAGTATCCTGCTATTGCAGAAGAAGATGAAGAGTTTCGTGCGGCCGGTGAGCCCCTGCATCCTGAACGTTATAATTTAGAATCATTAGAGATGATCCAACGGGCGATTGGTCCAAGAGATTGGACTGCTTTGTATCAACAGAATCCTGTATCCGATGAAGGTGATTATTTTACGCGTGATATGGTTAGATATTACGAGCCAGATGAAATAGATTATGATAGACTTCGTTATTATTGTGCGTGGGACTTAGCTATCGGACAAAGAGACAGAAACGACTATTCTGTTGGTATTGTAGTTGGGATCGATGAGTATGATAATATGTTCGTAGTTGACCTCGTTCGGGGCAAGTACGATGGTTATGAACTTGTAGAAAAAATATTAGATTTATATGAACAATGGAGACCTGGTATTGTTGGTATTGAGAGAGGCCATATTGAGATGGCTATCGGGCCGTTCTTAGAAAAACGTGTAGCAGAACGTAGACTCCATTCTGCATATTTTAAAGATTTAAAAGTAGGAAGACGTGACAAAGAAGCGAGAGCTAGAGCTATTCAAGGTAGAATGCAACAAGGAAGAGTTTATTTTCCTGCAGATTCTGTTTGGACAGGTACCATGGTTGCTGAACTTTTGCGTTTTCCTAACGGCGTGCATGATGACCAAGTTGATGCACTGGCCTGGGTTGGGTTAATGATCATGGAGTATGCTACATTTTATGAAGCACCAGAGCATGTACCTTCTTGGAGAGATAGGTTAGAATTGATAGCAAAGGGGCCGAAAAAGAAATCGGCAATGAGTGCGTAGATGGTGTACAAGACTAAAAAACCAAAAAAGAACTTAACTAAAGCTGAGGAACTTACTTTAGCAAAAACTCAGTTTAACGCATATGTACGTGCTAGAGATCATGGCCATGAAGATTACATTCACATGGCAAAAAAATGCGATGCATACTACAGAGGAGAACAGTGGGACGAGTTTGACATGCAGCAACTCGATGACCAAGGTAGACCTGCTCTAACCATCAATACAATTTTACCTACAATCAATGCTGTTCTAGCAGAACAAAGTACGAAAAAAGCTGACATACAATACAAACCAAGAGGCGGCGGTAACCAAGAGATAGCTGATGTCTTAACAAAAGTCTATGCGCAGATAGCAGACAACAATAAATTAGATTGGGTAGAAGCCCAAGTATTTTCAGATGGCTTAATCCAAGACCGTGGTTACTTTGATGTTCGTGTTGACTTTGATGATCATGTACAAGGAGAGATCCGAGTAGAAGCGAAAGACCCTCTAGATATTCTTATAGACCCAGACGCAAAACATTACGACCCGAGAACATGGAACGAAATATTTGAAAGCAAGTGGATGAGCATAGATGAGATAGAAGAAACCTATGGTCAAGACAAAGCGGATAAACTACGAATGTTGGCTGAGACGGGTACTACTTTAGGTGCTGACTCAATGGAGTTTGAAGAGTCTAGGTATGGAGATACAGATGAGTATAACTACGGACAACAGTATCCTGGAGATCCAGAGAATGCACGAATGCTCCGTTCTATTCGTGTAATAGAAAGACAATACTACAAGCTAGATGATTGTATGTACTACGTAGACCCAGTCACTGGAGATAAAAGAAAGATACCAAATGCTTGGGGCAAGAAAAAGAGAGAAAAGTTTGCAGATGATTATGGGTTAGATATCATCTCTAAAAAAATGCGACGCGTCCGTTGGACGGTGACCGCGGATACCGTAGTGTTGTTCGATGATTATTCTCCGTACGACCATTTTACAATTGTTCCTTACTTTCCGTACTTTAGACGTGGTAAACCGTTTGGTATGGTGCGTAATTTATTATCTCCTCAAGAACAACTTAACAAAATAACTTCTCAAGAACTGCACATTGTTAACACGACTGCAAATAGTGGGTGGATTGTAGAGTCTGGTTCTTTGTCTGGTATGACCGCAGACGATTTAGAAGAACATGGGGCTGAGACAGGGTTAGTTTTAGAGTACAACAGAGGCTCTACTCCACCCGGTAAAATACCACCTAACCAAATACCTACTGGTTTAGATAGGCTAGGTCAAAAAGCTGCAAGAAATATAAAAGAAATAAGTGGTATAACAGACGCTATGCTCGGTATGGACAGCCCAGAAGTTTCTGGTGTAGCGATTCAAGCTAAACAAGGTAGAGGTTCTTTGTTATTACAAGTACCATTAGATAATTTAGCTAAAACTAGACAGTATTTAGCTGAAAAAATATTACAGATGATTCAAACTTATTACACTGAGGAAAGAGTTATACAAATAACTGACGAATCTGACCCTTACAAACCTAGACAAAAGCTAAGAGTAAACGAAATGAGTCCAGAGGGTTTAGTTATTAACGATTTAACAATTGGAGAGTATGACGTTATTGTTGGTACAGCTCCTGCTAGAGATAACTTTGATGAAATGCAGTTTGCTGAAGCTATAGAACTTAGAGGCGTTGGGGTGCCAATACCAAACGATATGATTGTAGAGTACTCACACTTGTCACGTAAGGCTGACATAGCAGAAAGAATCAGACAAATGGAAGGAACTGCTCCGCCTACAGAACAACAAGTACAACTACAACAGTTCCAATTAGAGTCACAGATCAGAAGTACGCAGCTTGAAATAGCTAAATTAGAAGCAGAAGTAACAAGGTTACAAACAGAATCTGCTCTTAATGTTGCCAAAACACAAGCAGCAGAACAAGATCCACAGTTGAAGGTTGCTGAATTACAAAGTAAAATTCAAACTAAACGTGAGGAACTTTCTTTACGTGAAAGGCTTTCTGAGCTTACAAATGATATGAGAAAGAACCAAACCGACACCGCAGCAGCAGCCAAAATGGCCGCAGCAGCCATGAAGACCACAGGAGGTAATTAAAAATGGCAAAAAATAAAGAAACTGAAAACCCAACAGATGACAAAGTAATGTTAGATGGGATACCAGGGGCTGATAAAAAAACAGCAGAAGACGCAGAAGGGTTTAAAGTAGATTTAAACTTTGAAGAGGAAACTAAAACAGACGAAGAAGAAGTAGAATTTCCAAAGGAGGCGGAAGTTGAAGAAGTTGAAGAGCTTAAAGCTGAAGAAGAACCATCAGAAGAAACTGAAGAGACAACAGAAACAGAAGAACCTGAAGCTGAACCAGAAGTTGCAGAAGAGTCAGGAGAAGAAACAGTATTGGCAGACGATGACTCAGATACACAACCGGTTGTTGAAACAGTACAAGAAGGATCTAATGAAACAAAAGAACCTATGATCCCAAAATCTAGGTTTGATGAAGTCTTAGCAAAACAAAAAGCTTTAGCAAAACAGTTAGAAGAGGCCACAAACCCTATAGAAAATATAGATAAAGCGCCTGAATATGATTTTGTAGCAAAAGAAATAGAGTATCAAGAACATATTTTGAACGGCGAGGCTGAAAAAGCTGCAGCCCTACGAACTGAAATCAGAGATGCAGAAAGACAAAACATGTTATTTGAAGTTCAAGAGCGTATGGGTAAAACTGTTCAACAAAGCACAGAAGCTGTAGCTTTGCAAAACAAAGCTATAGAGTTACAAACTGCTCACCCAGAGCTTGATGAAACTAGTGCTAGCTATGACGCTGACCTAACTCAAGAAGTTATGGATTTAAGAGATGCTTTTATGATACAGGGTTTCTCAGGAGCAGATGCTTTGGATAAAGCAGCTAAGTATGTAATCAAACCTACTTTACCTGCAAAAGAAGAAGCACCAAAAAAAGATGTAGTGGGTGAAAAAATAGTAGAAAAGAAAAAGGTAGCTAATACAACTAAAAAATTAGAAGCTGCTGAATCCCAACCTCCAACTTTAAAAGGTAAAAATAAAGTTGAAAAGAAAATAGATTTAGATTTATTGT